CGCTTTAGTTATGCCATAGTATGGTACATCAACCACAATATTTTGATCAGCAAATTGTTTATACCAATGGCAACCTTGACTACTGTACAAATCGTGCATCGACATTGGTGCATCAGGTCGAACTGTAGAAACCGTAACACAACCATCTGGCAATAAAGTATCTGGTGATGAAGCAGATACGGCTGTGTAAGTAACAATAGTTTCAGTATTACTTGAAGGTGCCATAAATTGAACTCTATATCCACCCCTAGTTAATGCTCTTATAGGGGCTATGTTAAACGCGTAGTTGTTAATCGATGCGTTGAAAACATAATCTTCAACTGCTGGTAAAATAGGAGATGATGTAGGTGGAAGTTGACAAATGGTCGAACTGCTCCAATTAAAATTTAATGTGAATTCATACATTGCTGTAGCTGGTGCAATGAAGTTAAACACAGGACCTCCCATACTCATGAGTTGTTTTAATGATGTAGTATTCGTGGATTGAGTTACATGAGATTCCTTCATGCCTTCAGGTATATCATAAATTGGACGAGCTGCCGTTGATCGTAACATCTCAGAAGATAAATCTCCCATTTGCGCCGTAAAAGAACGCATAGGTGATGGTAATGCTGAAGGTGCACGGGTCGGAAAGCCCATTTTACCATTGGGATCCAAATTTGGAAACGCAAATTGTAAATCTGGACCTCCACCGACGAACAACTGTGCAAAAACACCTGCTGTAGCGGTAGAATCAGAAACAACTAATCTGTTGATAACAGTAAATATCAAAAAGCCATTATTATCAAGTTTCCATGGCTCAATTTTATCCTCAACATCAAATGGGTAACCTGTGTTCAACCAATTTTGAGGTTGAAAATATGGCACAGAAAATGATACATCAGTATCTCCAGCAATGTCCAAAAGAATTGACGGGTATGCTGATAAATAATTATCCGAATAAGATTCGGAACCCGTTGTAAAATTTTTATCATATGTAGGTACCCAAGTTATTCGAATTCGACCTGAATGAAATCTGGAAGCAGCTATCGATAGATGAAATCGCATTGAACCTCTCCAAAAATCAAAAAGTCTTTGAATATAAGCTAAACGAGTGGGTATCATAACTTTGACTGCAGTATCTCCTGTGCCAAGCTCTTCGTAAGTGCACATGGAGTTTGGTCGTACAGGTATTGCAAATAAAACTTCACCTGATGTCTGATCACCAGAAATCTTGAATGTATCAAGAAGCATCATATGAGAACAATAAACTGTGATATCA